TAATTATACAAATGATAGTGTTTTAATTCACGGTGATCCAGTTTTTACAAATATTCTTTTAGAAAATGATAATTATAAATTTATTGATATGAGAGGTAGTGTTGGGGATAAATTAACAATATATGGAGATAAGTTATACGATTTATCTAAAATATATCAATCATTAATTGGATATGATGAAATTTTAAAAGATAAGAAAATAAGCGAAGAATATAGAAATAAAATGATAAATATATTTAATGAATTTGTTGAAACTAATTATGATAAAACTAGTTTAGATAAAATTAAAGATATTGTTAATTTATTAATTTTTACGTTGATTCCGTTAAATGATGATGATAAGAAATTTAAGTTTTATAATTTAATAAATATTGAATAATTATTATTTAGAGAATATTTATTTTATTTATATATGATGAATATGGACGAATTATTAAAGACATTAGACAATGATGATTGTTTATTTAGAATAAATTTAAAAAAAGAGGTAGAAACTAGATTATATGATTATCAGGTTTATCATGTCCAGAAGTTAGTAGATTCTTTAACTAAAAATAAAGTAGCATTAGATTTATCAGATACTGGTTGTGGAAAGACGTATTGTTCAATAGCGGTTTGTAAGCAGTTAGATTTAGTACCAATAATTATATGTCCGAAGAGTATTATATCAAATTGGTTAAAGATATCGTTATTATTTGGAATAAAGCCGTTATTTATTTGTAATTATGAGACATTGCGTAATGGTAAGTATTATAAGGATGGAAAGAGGGTAAATTGTCCTTATTTAATATGGAAGAAAAAAGAAAAAGTGTTTGATTGGAGGAAGATTAGTAATAGAAACATCATTATATTTGATGAAGCGCATTTTTGTAAAAGTAAATCGACATTAAATGGAAAGTTATTAATATCAAGTTTAAATTATAATAAATTAATTTTATCAGCAACATTAGTAGATGATATGAAATCATTTGAGATATTTACGTATGTATTAGGTTGGTGTAATAATCTTAGAAGAACTAAAAAGTATCTACAAAGTGAGACTAGAAATTTTAAATCATTTCAGTATATTAACAGTAAGATTTATCCGAAATATGGTTCGAGAATTAGTATTAAGGAGTTAGGAGATAAATTTCCTCAAAATAATATTATTATTGAAACATATGATTCTGAAGAGAATAGTAAATTAATTGATGAAGAATATTTAAGAATTAGGGAATATTATAAAAAATTGGAAGAGAAAAACGAGAAAAAGAAAATAAGTAATTTATTAGTTGATATAACTTATAGTAGACAAAGAATTGAATTATATAAGATCGAAATTATTATTGATTTAATTAGTCAATATAAAGAAAATAAATACTCGATAGTTATATTTGTTAATTTTAATAATACATTAGATATGTTATCAAAATTATTAGAAACAAATTGTGTAATACATGGTAGACAAACATCTGAAGAAAGAACTAAGAATATTGATGATTTCCAATCCAATAAAGAAAGAATTATTATTTGTAATATTCAGGCAGGAGGACAATCAATTAATTTACACGATGTTTATGGAGGTTATCCAAGAGTATCACTAATTGTTCCTTCTTATTCTAGTACACAATTAGTACAAGCATTAGGTAGAATTCATAGATCTAATTCAAAGAGTCCTGCAACACAAAGGATTATTTTTAGTTCGGGTACAGTAGAGGAGCATATTGCTGCTAGATTAAAAGAGAAAGTTAATAATTTGTCATCGTTAAATGATGATGATTTATGTATATTTGATTAGATTATTTTTATATAAAAAAATTGAAAAATATAGTACTTACAATATCCATTAAATTCTACTGATAACCCAAAAATCAAAACAAAACCAAACAAACCCACCAAGGAAAATCATACAAAAAGGTCGAAATACCGTAAACGTAAGTACAGAGAATAGCCATAAAAGATGAATGGAAAAAATGAGCAGATGGATAAAGTTTTTAATGCCTATGTTGAGTTAGATTATAGAGAACTAGATAGAAGAATTGAAAGCTTTACACAAGAAGAAATTTTAGATCTAATTACAAAATATTCAAAAAACGAAATTTTTGTAAATGAGGTCTTGAATTCAAAAACTAAGATTGATGCTCAGTCTTCAACTGATGATAAAGGCAACTCTTCAACTGATGATAAAGGCCAGTCTTCAAATGTTCTTAAAGTAATTGAAATGATTGATATGATCTTAGAAACGCCAGAAAGCAATATTGGAGTAGAAAGTATAATATCTACTTTTAATATTTCAGTAGATGATGCTACTGAACTATTAAATAAGTATAAAGGAAACAAATATGTTACTAATACTGTAAAAACTTACATTTCTAGTAAACTTCATCCCAATCAGTTCATTCCTCTTATGATTTTTGTCTTGCTATCTCTGGAGTCTTTGCTCCTAATTTTTGTAAAATTAATTTTGCAGAAAACAACTATTTTTTAAGGAAACGAACTCCAAAAATACTTTATTGAAATTTTTTAATAAAATATTTAACTTTTAGTGGTAATATAAGTAGTAGTCATCATAGGTAAGAATGCTGTAAAATACTTTGGATGAATTAATTTTAATTTATTCATTGTTAGCATGAAAAATGGATTATACATATTTTCTGAAAAAACTAATGGTATTGAAGTATATTCTATATTTTTGAAACCATTATTATGTATTATCATGATTGTGTAATTTGCAATTAAGTTTAGTTTGGATATCTAAATAAATATTTTTATTAGAAGAGGGACATATAACAGTTCGTATATAAATTTTACCATTATTTTTTAATAATTTAAATGATTTTTTAAATAAGTCATTAATATAATTAGAATAGTTAATTGATTCAATAAATAAAATTTGATCAATTATTTAATTATTATGTCAAATATTAATATTTTTGACGAGTTTAGCCTTACTGATCTCATTATTAATGATTTAGTATAGACTTTTTTATAATGTTCATAATTTCAATAATAAAAATTGAAAAATAAAATTCTTACTATTTCCTTTAGAATTGTCAGTTAACCCAAAAATAAAACAAAACAAAACAAAACAAATCAATAAAAAAACAAATCGTAAAGATTTATAATTTTTAGAACTTTTTTGATAGGGAAGTAGTGTAAACCGAATCAAAATGAAATCGATTAAATACTTTTTTTCAATCATTTTTGCGTGCTTAGTACATACATCACTTTGTTTAAGTGTAAATGAGTTAATTAAGCAGACCGCTGTTAAAGAAGATTTAACCGAAACTCAAACAGCAACTTTTAAAGCCTTAAAACTTTCTGTTACAACAGGAAATTGTAAGGATACAAAAAACTTATTGCAGAATGGTGCAGATCCAAACTTGAGAACAGATGAATCGCTCTTAACCAAAGCTATGATGAAAGGTGATTTAGAAATCACTAAATTATTGCTCGAAAACGGAGCACCAGCAACTCCTGAAGCCTTAGAAATTGCTGTTACAACAAGAAATGTTCCTGCTGTAGAAATCTTGCTCAAATATGGTGCAAATCCAAACTTGAGAACAGATAAATCGCTCTTAACCGTAGCTATAATGAAAGCTGATTTAAAAATCATTAAATTATTGCTCGAACACGGAGCACTAGCAACTCCTGAAGCCTTAGAAATTGCTGTTACAACAGGAAATCTTCCTGCTGTAGAAATTTTGCTCAAATATGGTGCAAATCCAAACTTGAGCACAAATAAATCACTCTTAATCATAGCTATTTTGAAAGGAAATGTTACAATAACTGAATTATTGCTTGAATATGGAGCAGATCCAAATCAAAGCTATGAAATCAAAGATCAAGAAAAGTTACTTGTTCCAATCGATTTAGCAGTAGAAAAAGGTGTCGAAATGAAAGAATTACTTATTTCTTATGGTGCACTTTTGAATGAAACAAAAACTGAAACAGTTTCTGTAAATGACATTCTATACATTTACAATTTTACTATGGATTCAATAGATCAACTTTCACCAGAAGGAAAAAAGCAACTTCTAGATCTAGATTTAGATTTTGAAAAACAACACCATCTGATTGAATTCTTAATATCAGATGATGTTTTTGTTAAAGACAATTTAAAACAGCTGCTAATATTTACAATAGAAGTAGCTGATTTAAATCTTCTTCAAAAAATTCTGGATACAAAAATTGATCCAACTAATGATGGATTAATTTATGCTTTCTTAAAAGCGATCGATTCAAATAATTTTGATATCGTTAAACTTTTAATAAAGTACGGAGTGGATCCGGAAAGTTGCTCTATTGTAGATGGGGAAGAGATATGTGCACCATATGTAGTAGAAATCTGTAAAGATGACAGGATCAAGGGAATATATGTAAAAAACGAAACTAGCGATAAGTCGGTAACCATTAACTATGATCAGCAGCAGGACCTTCAGTATGATGTTAAAGAATGCATGAATGCTGATAGCGTGGAAATTACATCAGCAAACACTGAATATAAAGCTTTTAACGGTTCTGTTGAAGATAGTACTTTAACTGTTGTTACTAGTAATATTTCAGATGATGGAGAAATATCTAATAATTTCACAATCCCATCTAATCAATCCTACGAAGATAACAATTGTGAGTTTAACGACATTAATCCTAATGACGTGGAATTCAGTTCTTTGAAGGAGACGCTTAATTTCACGAGCTCAGTGTCGCAAAAAGAGATCTAGTAGGCTGAGACATAGGCAGGACCGTGCGCTGTGGCACACCGCGTAACAACATAAACAGTTTCACCGCGTTCAAACTACATTACATGATGTTATATCATTGTAAATGAAAGCATTTTTTAAGAGGGGAAAAAATTTAAAAAATCAAAAAAATAAGTATACCCCTCTAGTTTGTTTAAATTAACAAACACAAGCATTTTTAAAAGAGGGGAAAAAAATTAAAAAATCAAAAAAATAAGTATACCTCTCTAATTTGTTCATTGAACAAATCAAAAAAATAAATTTTTATTTTTTTGATTTAGTTAAATACGTAAATAATCTAATTTATGAAAAAGAAGATTTTATTTGAATATCATAATTAATCAATAAAAACATTTCGTAATATTATCCATAATTTATTTACTAGCGATATAAGTTGTAGTCATCATTGGTAAAAACGCTATAAAATACTTTGGATGAATTAATTTTAATTTATTCATTGTTAGCAGGAAAAATGGATTATACATATTTTCTGAAAAAATTAATGGTATTGAAGTATATTCTATATTTTTGAAACCATTATTATGTAAATAGTAAATAATATTATCGTGATTATGTAATTTGCAGTTAAGTTTACTTTGGATATCTACATAAATATTTTTATTAGAAGAAGGGCATATAATAGTACGAATATAAATTTTACCATTATTTTTTAATAATTTAAATGATTTTTTAAATAAGTCATTAATATCATTAGAATAGTTAATTGATTCAATAAATAAAATTCGATCAAATGTAGAATGGTTAAATAAATTATTCATATTATAAAAGTCGTTAAAGTAATTTTTTATATTAGTGTATGTTCTAATTTTGTTATTAATATAATTTTGATTTTCATAATTAGTTTTTGTAATAGAATAGATTTTAGATTTAGGTAATAATTTAGAAAAATATGTAGTTGATTCTAATAAACCCGATCCTACATCTAAAATACTCATACCATTTCTTAGTTCAGCTAAATTAAAATCGATATCATTTGGATGTTTAAAAGGATGAACTTTATAAATACCAAATTCGTATACATCTGTTAAATTAAATGGTTGTAATGATTCATCTTTTGAATTATCAATGATAAAATCGTCATTTTCTAAATTATAATATTTATTAGGTTTTCTCTTATCATAAATTTTTAAAGTTTTAAATAATTGTAAGAAAAAATATATAGAAAGTATTAAAATTAAAATATTATTTTTATCCATTATAAAAGTAAATAAATTTATTTTACGAAAAAAAAATATTTACTATAATACCTAACGGTCAAGTTTGTAAATTATTTAATCCAATATCATGCAATCAATGATATTAGATTATTCGACCATAACTTTTTTATAAAAAACTATAAAATCATAATTACCTAAATTAAATAAATAATTATTCGTTACAATCCCATTTTTACCAAATTTATTTTCATAAATAACATTACTTATTAATTTTTCTTCATCTATTTTTTGATTAAAAATACCATAAAATTCAATATTTACTTTAGTATTATCATAATATATGATAAAATAGGTATATACATGAGAACTTTTTAAAATATTCGTTTTATTATTTAATTTTATTATATTACCTGTTTTTTTATAACCTGATATACAAGAACTTATATTTGAATTACGAAATTGTTTTATTTCATACAATTTATTTTTAAATTTAATATTTTTTGATATAAATATATTTATATTCTTAAAATCAAAGTAATCGTAATTAATTTCATAATTCCAAGAATATATAATTCTAATAAATTCATTAACTTCATCATCTGTTTCATAATTTAATTTATTTATTACTGATTCATTAAAAGGATTATTTATGTCATATAATAAATGATATTCGTTATTATGATATAATATCGGATTATTTTCTTCAATCATTTCAGGAACATCAGTATGTTGAAAATTATGTTCAGGAACTAAATGATTATTATCTGAATTACTCATATTATAAATATTTAATTTTTCTTTAAATATTTATGAATTGTAAGCAACTCCTGCCATACCACTTGTTATTCTTAATACATTGTAATTTACGGCAAATACATAAATTTGATCACCAGAAGTAGTTTTTGTATTAAGTGTTAATTTAGGAAAATCTAATCTAGAGAAATTACAACTACCACTTGGTTGATGTAATTCAGGATATAAACAAAAAGAATATACATTTATTCCTGTATTAGGAGTTCTGTTGTGATGAGTAAAAGGTTGTACGTAATTGAAATAATCAGAACTTTGTTTTCGAAATCTTTCATATCCATTAAGTAACAAACAAGATTCGTTAATTGGTGATAAACCCGATGTTTGTTGTAATGAATTAGTAAAGTTAAAATTCATAAATTTAGATTTTTCAATTACCCATATTAATTCTTTAATTGGATGATTCATTTCAAGATGTATATTATTATGTGAATTTACATGAATTCGACTTTCATTTAACTGAGTTTGTTCAAACAAATATTCATGAGATGCTTGTGCAAATATCTTTCTTTCAGCTTCATCTAAGTAAATATAATTTACTAATAAAGTAGTATAAGACATTTTTAAATTATTAAATTTATCTCCACTTGTAACAACTCCATTATTTACAATAAAATTATTTGCAACCTTAAATTTATGACTAAATACAAAATCTAATTGTACTTCATGATACTGTAATGCAATAAGCGGTAATGCTAATCCGTTATTTCTACAAAAATAAAATTGTAATGGAATATACAAATTAACTGAGTTACTCATAGGTGGATTAATTACAGCATCATGAGAACTATCGTGATCAGCATTTCGTGTTAACTGACTCCATATATGCATCCATTTACCATAATGTTTATCAATCCTAGTTCCCCCTATCAAAAAATCAACACTATCAATTAAAGAATACCCTATATCAATATTCCATTTATAAATTTCAAAATGATTGTATGTTTTTATCACATAATTAAATGAACTTTCTGAAGGAACTGAAGTATTATAAATTCTTTCATCTGCATATAATAATAATGAAGTATCATTAACTTTTTTTATAATAAAACTACCATTAAAATTATTCGTTCCACTAATATTAATAATACCATATGATTGATTAAACGAATCTTCAGAAAATGATTTTGTTTTAATTGATGCACTATTTTGATCGATAATTAATCTAAACACTTTTTCGGATCTACCTATTTCTTGTGTCTTTCCGACATCACTATAATCAATAGCTTGTACTTTTAAAAAATATATACCTTCAGTAGTAATTGATCCAGAAATAATTCCATTATTAAAAGTTAAGCCATTAGGAATTGGTGGTACTAAATTAACATCTCTAGCAACTATATTTGTTGGAGTAATATCTATACTAAAATTTATTGAAGCTGAAAGTGATTCTATTAAGTTAAGGTCATTGATAGTAGGTGGTGAATCACCTGATGAATTGTTATTATTATTAATAAGTTGTATAATACCATCTTCAATAACTTTAAAGGAAACATTTTCTGTATCGATAATATTATATATATTTTCATCTAAAATATTTAGATATTCGTAATGAGTTTTAGAGTTATATATTTTTGTAAAACTAGATAAATCAGTATCATCACTTATGGTAGTCTTTAACCATAATTTATTCATTAAATCTGCTTTTCTAGGTATTTTTATATATGCTTTATTTCCAAAATCAGTATTACCACTTAATACCTGGTCATTCGTTTCTAATGAAAAATTAGTGTATCTTCTGTAACTAGTTTTAAAAAATGTAATTTGTGGATTACCTGTTAAATAAAGATTCTGTGATCCATTGGCAACTAATTTTATTAAACCTCCTGCCAATATATAATAATATATATAATATTATTGCGTTTTAAATATTTTTTTACAATAAAAAAAAAATTTTAAAATGTTA